TTTGGAACTATTGGTAAAGTATTAGAAGCCAGAACAATAGACATAACAGGATTCCACGAACTAATAGTTGAAAATTCTTGAAATATTTGATATGCTGTAAAATTAGCAGCACCAAATGAAGGATAGTCAGCTTGATTTGCAACACTAAAACTATTTATTTGTAATTGGAAGTTTCTATTATTAGAATCATTAAATGAATTAATTGTAAATGGGAAACTACTAAATAATTGTGATAGGGCTTGATTGAAATATATTTTAATACCACCTACACCATAACCAGCAATATCAGCATTAATAATAGCAATATTATTTTGAGTATCATAAGTCATTACAGGAGCATAAGCAGTAGGAAGAGCAGGAACATAAACAGTATTTAAATTATCATATGCAGTTTGAAAACAGGTATTAATTAAATATATCCAATATTGATAAGTATAAATATCATAATATCCTTGAGTATTATCTTGTAATTGATTTGCATTAAGTGATGGAGCAGGAGGAATAGGAGCGACTAAATTTTGAGGTGAGAAACTAACATATGCAGGAGCCCCAATTGAACCACTATATTCTAATGTAATACTATATATAGTTAAATTTGGATCAGCCGATGAAGTTTGTATTAATGGAATAAATATAGGTAAATAATTTGTATCTAATTGCCATCTAGCAACAACGAGATCATATTTATAAGGATCATAAATTAATGGGGAACTTCTATTTTCATTATAATAAGCGAAAGGTGGTTTAGAATTTGTATTATTAAGATTAGATATCGTCATATCATAATAAACTTTTTCAGGCAATACTCTTTTTTGTGCTGTCGACATTATATAATATTATTATAGATATTAATTTTAGTTTAATTTTCTTTATTATATTATTCTTTAAAGATAATGGAAACTTCTAATAACAAACATACACATGATAGATTTAATTATATTAGTAACAAAGAACACATAGCAACAATTAGAAAGATATATTACAAAAAGAAAAAAGATGATCCAGAATATAAAAAAAAACATTCTGATGCAATGAAGAAATATTATCAAAAAAGAAAACAATTAAAATTAGAAGAAGATAAACAAATAGAAGAATCTAATGAATATATAATTCATAGAATAATACTCCACGGTTAAACTATATAATCTAATTTTAAGATTATATTTAGATTATTATATTTAGATTAATTGATTTAATCTAATAATAGATTATAATTAGGTTATATCCACATGATAATTTATAAATTATCCCCAGTATTAATGTATATTTAATCTAAATCTAGATTATTATATATAATCTAAGTAGAATAATCTAAATATAATCTATAATTTAGATTATATTTAATAAAAAAATAGTATATTAAACCATTCTATAAGCTGTAATTCGTGGTGTGATGTCTGTTTGGGCGTTAGCAGGACCAAATAGACCAGGGGCAAGAACTGTACTAGCTGAAGCGATAGAACTTACAACCAGTTTTAATGTTACATATCTTCCAACTGTAATATTAACTAATACCAAATCAGATAAAATAATAGTATCTCCATATGTAGTGTTTGTTAGGGTTGTTGTTCCAATACTTTTACCCGATGCAAGAACTGTAGCATCTGTAGCATCTACGAGTAATTGTTGGCATATAGGTATTGCTTGGGCGTTAGCAGATCCCGAAATGGCAGATATCATTTCAACTGAATATAAACCAATAGGTAAAAACACAGATAATGTAGCAGTGTCAGCGGCATTTCTAATAGGTGATATTATTACAGGAGCTACAGTACCATCTGCAACTAATGCAATTGCAGTTGTAGCCGCTTTTAAACTTAAAAGTTCATATTTAAAAACTGGTGGTGATGGTAGAGGATTATTTTGATAACTAGAAATTGACATTTATATATAATTATAATAAGATATTATAATTATATATTTTTTTATAATTAAATAGTTGGTTGTAATGTCATTACTGTTGTGTAGTCTATTCCTTCAGTTGATCCAAATACTACAGTGTGAAGTCCTACTGAATTTGAATACGTATAAACCATAGATAATGTAGTAGTAGTAGCAAGAACGATTCTTTGAGTATCATTTATATCTATAAATGTACTACCACTAGCAACAGATTGAACGAAAGACGCAGAAGAAGAAACCGCAATTTTAGTTGTAAAAACTGTAGGATCAGACGCATTATATACAGCTAGTTCTCCATATGTCATATTTGTAGAAGGCACAACCGCAGTTTGTATTTTTATTCTTATTTTCATATTTAGGGTGTAAGTCCCCGCGGGAACGACAATAATAGCAGTCCCACCTGCTGCGTTAAATAATACAGGATCATTTCTTGTTGTTGTTCCATCATTAGCAACTAAATTTCTAGAAATACCAGAACCTGCGCCAGTTTGATATAAATTTTTCAAAGTGTATATGGTTGTTGGACTATTATTTAAATATGATTGAACTTGCGTAGAATCAACAAAATCAATTAAGTTTTCATTTAACAATGTTGAATTAAATAAGTTCGCATATGCGGGATTATTAATAAAACTAGAATATGACATTTATATAATTAAATAAGATATATTAATTATATATAATTTTCTATAATTTTTAAATGTTGTATTGGTATATAAATATAATCTTTCTTACTCTTTTCTTTTACATTTCTGTCAAATGGTTTAATTTCAAATGTATCAAATAACTCTTTATTATAGTTAATATAAGTTAGACAATCAGTATATTTAAATATTAATATTATATCTTTCTTTGCTTCTATCTTATTTCTTCCGATCATTGTTGTAGGATATTTATTTAATGTATTAGTTCGTGTTTTTAGTTCATAAACATGAGTATCGCATTCATAATCAAATGGTGATAACTTATTTTCAATTTCTTTGATATCTTTATTAAAAAATTTTTGTATAATTGGTAATAGTCTAGATTGTTCTATTAATCCTCGTTTATTGTCAATTGGATAGAAAGATGGCATTATATACATTATATGAGAAAAAATTATTAATAATCTAAATATAATTTTTTTTAAATTTATTATATTTAACATTATATATAAATGGATAAGGAAAATATAATCAAAAAATATAAAACAGAATTAAAAAAAATGGTAAGTGAGGATGATTTTATTCGTAATTTTGGGTTAGATGTAAAAGACAAAATCATGAAATATAGTCAATTAGAAAATTATAATAATATTGATGAGTTAATACCAGATAAGGATGATTTTAGAATATTATTAATTGAAAGTGAGCCTCGCGTCGGTCATTGGGTATGTTTAATAAGAAAAGGTGATACACTTGAATTCTTTGATAGCTATGGTAAGACACATAAGGGAGAGCTTAAATATATACCTAAAATAATTAATAAGATGCTTAATCAACCAGATGATTATTTAACTAGAATAATGAAAAGTAGTAAAAATCCTATATTTTCAACTTTAAAATTACAAAATGACAATCCTGATGTATGCACTTGTGGAAGACACGTAATAGCTAGGATATTATGTGGTAAAGCTGGGTATAATTTAGATGATTATGAAAAATTAGTCAATAAAGAATGCAAGAATAGAGGAATGCCACCAGATATATTAGTATGTCATTGGGTTCCTGTTAAATAAATATAATAAAAAGTTTGAAAGACCAAAAGGGGATAATATATATAATAAAAGTTCCTTTTGGTCTTTCAAACTTTTTCTTATATCAAACTAATCATTTTTAGTATATTGATTATCTATTGTTCCTACTGAAGTTCCCATCATTTTAGCATCTTTAATTTTCTCATCATTTTGATCACTATACTTATCAGTCAAATATATATTTCTCAACATACTACTACCAATTTTTTTATCAAATATTTTATATAAAATTTTAGTTATTCCGTTTTTATCTAGTTCAGTATTATCCATTTTCTGAAGTATATAAGATTTAATTTTAAATTTTTTGATCCACATTAACAATATCAAATATAATTTTTCATCTACATCAATTTCTTGTGATTGGTATGTTCCTTTAGTTTTGTAATTATTGAATATCATTTTTTTATTTGCAATATCAAAGTAATTAAAATTTTTATCTTCTGTTCCTTTGTATTTTGATACTGCTATCATTTTTAAATAGTCTAAATTACGTCTAGGTGGTTGTAATACATATAAGCTTAACACAATATAAGAAAGTAATTTTTCATATTCATCATTATTTAAATTTTTCTTTTTTAATAATAATTTTGATTCATCTTCTAACTTATTATAAATTTCCTTTACTTCATTTTGAGATATCCATTCTTCTTTTTGTTTATCTGATTTAGTATTATTATTTTTTAGTTTGTCATTATACTCAATTAATAATTTATAATATATTTCTTGTTGTTTTTTCATTTTAGGATCATTTTTCAAAATAGAACATATAGCGATTATATATGATCTTGCCGTAGTATCTTTTTTTTCTTTGATTTTATTTATAATTGATTCAGTATCTTTCAAAAAATTTAAATTTTTAATTGGTTGATTATTATTTAATCTTTTTAAATTTGCTTCATATAATTTTAAACTTCCTTCACTTAAACCGCGACCTGTTAATTTTGTTTCTATAACACTCATTATAATATATAATCTATCTTAGATTAATTTTTATAATAAAATTTATAATAATTAAAAATATTAGATAATTATATATAAAATGAGTTATTCAAACTATCAACTTAGTCAAAGGATTAATAATTTACAATATCAGATAAATAACACTACAGCATATATAAATTATGACTTATCATCATTGCCTTTTACTCTTCCAACGACAACGTATAAAAATATATATGTGCTTTTTACTGGAACAGTAGGATCAGGGGGAATATTAATTATTCCAATATTAGGTTTTACAATAGGAACTTTTTTGAGTATTAAAAATGGATCAGGAGGAACAGTAAATATTAGCACAACATCAATTCCATTTACAACAACATCAACATCAACAGCACTTTATGATTTAAGTCAATCAGAAACTTTATCATTATATTTTAATGGTTCATATTGGATTCAAACATCTCTTTCTAATAAAGTGTATAGATTAACAGTTACAAATTCAATAAATTTATCAGGGTCTATTAATGTTAATACAATTATACAATCATCTTCGGGTCAAGATATTAGTTTATATGGAACTACTACAACTAATGATATTTTAATTGGTGAAACATTACCCGCAGGGAAAACATTAAGACTTTGTAATACAACTTTAGGAACATCAGGGGGATCAGTTCATTGTTGTAATGTTGGGTTTGATGCATCACATATTAATAATGCAACAGCACCAGCAACAGGACTTTTAAAATTAGGTAATTCACAAAATACAGGGGCTCTATATATCGGTTGTGGATCAGCATCAGCCACTAGAACAACAGGACCTATATTGATTGGTGCAGATTCAACAGCATCAGGAGGTATAAATATTGGAACAGATACAGATTTAGCAGTTCCAACAGATAACACTATAAATATTGGTAGTACAGGATATGCGACAATTGTTAAAGGATCATTATCAGTTGTAAATGGTTTAACAGTATCTGGTGGTAATATATCATTAACAACAGCATCAGGAACAATCACAGCCCCTTCTGGTGGAAATTTAATAGGACCTTATAAAAATGCAGTATCAGCATCAGCATCTATTACAACAGGAGGTGTTATTACGGGGGCATCTTTAGTGCTTGGAGCTGGGGCTATAACTTCATGTGGGGCAATAACATCATCAGGATTGATTACTGTGAATGGTGGTTTAACAGTTGCATCAGGTCAAACATTAACAGTGAGTGGAACACTTGACTCAAATAAACTTGATGGGATAGCCGTTGATTCAGCACAAACAATTGGAGGAGGTATAACTTCTGGTTCAATTACGATAGGAGGAGAATTAACAACAGGAAGCATTAAATTAGGAGGAGTTCAGACAACAGGAGATATTAATATTGGTAATACTAATGCAACAGGAGATATTTATATTGGTAATGGAACAAATGCAACAACTGGAGCAAATAGAGGAATATGTAGTATTCAAAAATTACAAGTAGGAAATACAACAGCAAATAGTGGCAATGGTTTAGGAACAGGAACGCCTTTTAGATGTGTAATAATGGCAAAAAATGTAGGTTCAACAACATCATCAACAGGCACTATTAATATTACAGGAGCACCTACTTCAGGAACAAATCCACTCGTATTTGCGAGTATAAATACAGCGAATGGGTCTTATTTTATAACTATTGATGTAACAGGACTAGGTTCATTTAATTATAATAAATCATATTGGAATGGTTCAGGTATGGGTACAGCGACAGCGGAAACATTTAATTATGTTGCATATTGGTTATAAACCAATTTTCTTATTAATTTTATTATAAATAAAAATCTAAAGTTTAATATATAAATGTCATATTCAAATTATCAATTGAACCAAAAAATAAATAATTTACAAAATCAAATAAATGGTGGTGCGACATTATTAGCGACAAATAACACATGGACGGGAACAAATACATTTGATAATAATGTAAGATTAAATTCAACTTTAACGGATACTTCAGGGGATATTGGGACAGCGGGGCAGGTTTTATCATCAACTGGCACAGGTACTAATTGGATAACACAATCAATAGGTTCTACTTATATTGCTTATACAGCATCAGCAACAATACCAACAACAACAAATCCGACATTAATAGTTCTTTTTTCTGGAACAACAGCAGGACAAACATTAACAATACCACCATTAGCGTATTCAACAGGACAAGTAATACAATTTAAAAATAGGGCATCCGTAAATGTTACGATTAGTTCAGGATTATCAACAATGTTTTTATATGCTCCTAACTCTAGTAATGTTACTAATGTATCATCATATACACTAATCCCTAATGATACCTATAATTTATATTGGATTGGATTTGCTTACGTTCAATATACACCTTCTAATACATTCTCAACATTAGCATCACCAGTTTATAACTCAGCAATAGACACAGCATCAGGAATAACAGCCCTCACAATTGGTTCAAATGTTATAAATGGTAATATTGTTATTGGGTCTGCTTTAGGAATTGGTGATGTTTCAATAGCATCAGCACAAGCAATAGGAGGAACTGTAACTATAGGATCATCAAATTCTGAAACAACAATAAGCGGAACTACAAAATTAACGGGTCCTTTAAATGTAAATTCATCAACAGGAACAACAGATCAATATTTAGCATCACAGGGAGCATCTACACCAATATGGAAAACATTACCCGCCTCAACTTGGGTAGGAACTGCAACAAGTAATTTAGATATGGGTATTTATAGTATTAGCGCACCAACAATAAACTCTATATCAAATTCATCAACATTATCAATATGTTCTTCGCAAACAACTGGAATAATTAACATTGGAACAGGAAGTAGATTAAAAGCAATAGGAACAAATCAAGGAGATATAAATATTGGAACAGGTCTCAATGCAGCATTTTCAGGATCTATATCTCCAATCATTAATATTGGAAATAATACAACAGCAGGAAATACAACTGAGATCTCAATTGGAGCATCAGCCACAAAAACAACAATAAACGGACCTTTATTCCTCACAGGCGCAATATCAGCGACAGGCTTGATTACAGCAGACGGTGGAATACAACTACCATCAGGAGACTCAATAAATGTGGTAGGGAATATAACTGGTTCAGGAAATATTAGCACATCTGGAAATATTTCAGTATCAGGGACTGGAGCAATAGCAACAGCATCCGCAGGTTCATTTCAATCAAATTCATACGAATCAAGAACGACAGGGAGTAGTTTGAGTATAGGTTCAACTCTAGTAGGATCTAATATATTAATAGGTTCATCTACAGCACTCTCATCTACTTTGATAAGATTAAAAAGTCCAGATGTTTCAAATCCAAGTTCAGTAAATACCACACAATCAGCAACAAATACAACTTTATATGGAGGTTTAATGTTTTCAAATGTTGGTGTGGCATATACAATTTCATCAAATATTAATCGTGAATATTTTCTTGTAATAACAGGAGCAACCAAAACTATAACATTACCTACTTTAACGATACATCAAATAATTAATATTAAAGTGTTTTCAGCATCAACAATGAATATAACAGCACCAGTTGTCGGAACTTTAATTTATCCAAAAACTGGAGGTAGTTCTACAACTACTTATGTAATGCCAGCCGATTCAACACAAAAATTTTACTGTGATG